GGATTATAAATATCTCTAGGTTTTACAATATGACAAAATTCAACATCATCAAATGGAGAATTTTTAAATACATTTTGAGCTTCTCTACTTAAATTTTCTAAACCAAATTTTTCAGCAGCTGCTTTTGCTGTAATTTTAAATCTTCTATATATACAATCAACTAAACCTTTAGCATTTTCTGAAATATAAATTTCTTTAATGTGTCTAGCAGAGAAACGAACTATATCAATTGAATCACTTTCTATAAACATGGCTGCTGTTCCAAAAGCACAAAGGTCATGGTAAGTTTCAAATATTTCTTGTTGAAAGTTTGATCTTTGAAATGCTACGTACATCTTGTCCGTAACGTCCTCAAGCCATTCTTTAGCTTCATCGTTTTCATTTAATATTGTTTCTTTGAACCTAAGTGAAAACCATCTGTTTGCACTGCTAGTTAACATTCCATGTAAAGAACTTGCTAATAATTCTAATGAATGAATTGCTGTTGCATCAAAAACTTCTTGGTGTCTTTTATCACCTCTAACCTTTTGATCTATAATATCTGATTTTCTTGGTATTACTAAATCCGCTACTTCTTGCCAGTGTGTCTCCCAGTTGGACCTTCTATCCATTAAACGAGACATATTATTTTTTAGCTCAGTAGCTAAAGCTCTATGTTTTTGATCTTGCATTAATTATCCTAATAAAGTTCTATAAGACAAAGTTAAATCTTCATCACTAACACCTAAGTTAGTAGATTTTCTTCCTCTTCTCTTAATAGATGACATTCTTTGTTGTGCTAATTCAGCAGTAGTTGGACCAGCTGGTGATGCTTTAACAGCAGCCTTTTGAATTGTTTGTGCTACTGGTTTTGGTTTCTTAACTCTTCTTGTAACTCTTCTTACAAATCCACCCATATATTTCTCCTTAACCTAATAAAGTTTTTTGTTCGTATTCTTCTTCAGAGATTTCATTTAATCCTTTAGCTGAAGTTAATATTGTTGATTGTCTGCCTTTTCTTCCTAAAGCTCTTCTTCTTTCATCAGCTTCAGCAGCAGCGTCTCTAGCTGTATCTACAGCACTTGGAACATCCGCAACTTTGGGTAAATCCAATTGAGGCATAGGTGGCATTTTCGGCATAAAAAGTTTAGCAATGAATGACATAATTATAATATTTGATAGTTGTTATCAGCTGTAAGCTGACGTTTTGTGTTTTTATATTTATACTCTTCATGACCAGTCGCTAAACATCTAAGCGCATCGCAAAAATGTGAGCTAAAATCATGAACTGGTTTTGTTTTATAAACTCTTTCCTTATCATTATATTTCCTATGATAATGTCTAAGAGCTATTAATAATTTAGAGCATTTATTACTGTCTATTTTACATCTTGGTAAAATCATCTTCACAGCATGAATACCATCTTCTAATTGCATTCTACCAACTACTCTAAATCTAATTCCGTAATTATTGGCGACTTCTCTTCTGGTATAGCCACTTGAAAAGTCAGTTTGATCTAAATCGTGTGGACCATAATGGTTGCCATATATGTATTCTTTTTCTTTTAAATATTCTGCGTAATGAGGCAATGCTTCTTTTTCATTCTCATAACAATCTATAATGTGAATACTGTGATTAATAAGTTGAAAAAAAATTATACTGGTATTATCTGAATAACCCAAATCCCAAGCTGTATGAACTAAATGTGCTGGATCATAAGGAAAATTTCCAATTTGTTTTTTATCTTCTATCTCATTAACTAGAGTGCCATAAATTGATCCGACAATATTGCCAATGAAGCTGCATTCAAATTCTTGATTATATTTAGCTTCACCCATTACGGACAAAGCTGCATCAAGCTCTTCCTGATCTACAATTTTTGTTGAAGAGGCTTTTGCTTTATATAAAAACCATTTATCATCTGCTTGAGCTTTATTGTAATAGTCATATAGAATATTTTGCATACCAGCTGGAGTTCCAACCATATACATAAAACCACGTCTATCACTTAAAGCTGGTGTAATAACCTCGTCTATCAAAGTGGATGTAATTTGGGATGTTTCATCCACGATTACACCATCGCTATAGATACCTCTAATGCTGTCAGGATTTTCACTTGATAATAAAGTTATCCTACTATTATTAACAAAATCACAACGCAGCTCACTTTCGTTCCACCGAGTTCCAGGTATATTTTTGGTATAGTATTTCAAAAAATCCCAAGCAATCGATTTAGCCATTTTGTATGTTGGACAAATATAATGGTATCTCGGATTGAAGTTTTTATTTGTTAAACATTTTTTTATTAAATGATTTAAGCAAAGTGTAGTTTTTCCAAACCGTCTATGGCATAGAAGAACAGCGTATCTAAACTTATCTAATTCTTGGTGAACCAATGCCTGATGTTTTCTTGGCTTGTACGGAATTGTAATTTTCAAAACTACTTCCAGCCATTCAGGCGTTTATTTATAAAATCTTTAATATCGTCTTTTTTGTGGACTACAAAGCCAATTACAATACAAGTTAATATTAGCGTACACATAATTTAATTACAGTTGTTCTTATCTAAATCAATCGGTTTATCTTTATAAAACCAAAACCAGCTTGAAACTTTTGTTCCATCTTGTGTGTAGGTACATTTTTGTCCTATAGCACAGGCTTGGCAAAGTATTAGAATAGAAAGTATTAATAATATTTTATTCATAATTAGTGAACTGTTGGTGGTCCTTCGGTATAATTTGATGGCATCTTGATAGCTCTGAAAACAAATTCACAGAACTCGTTTAAATCTTCATCTTGTTCAAAACCTGAGAAATTAATTATAAGTTCGTTGTTGTAAGCCTTAAAACTAATAGCTGATACATTTCGAAACTTATCTTGTATAAATTTGTTCATTTGTTTGTTTAAATGTTTCATCGGTAATTAATGTATTAAGACCTGGCGACCACTTTTGGTGGTATAGTACCTCGCAAAAAAACCTTATTTTTCCTCCAGGAATTTCGACAATCGTTTGATAAACCACTTACTCTGTACGGATTTACTTACTTATTTAAAGAAAGTTAACATTATCGTTAACATCTTACTCTTTATATATAGCTCGAACCTCATGTCGTGCCTAATAACTATGTTTGCTGCGCCTCAACTACCTGACTTTCAGACACATTCTTCATATCACTCTCATCAGTATTCCAAGTAATCTCAATCTTCTGGTCCACATTCACTTGTTGCTTATCTTGATAAAGAGGAATTAGTTTGGATGCCATCCATCTAAAATGTATTAAACGTTCTCTTGTTAAAGCAATATCTTTTGAAGAAGCATTCTCTAACTCAGTTATCATTCTATCTAAATAAGTCTGAGCTGCTATCTTTCTTGCAGTTACTATCTTATCTGCAAACTCTTTGTTCTCTTGTATCCAACTATAAACTTTTGATAAGCTTGGAGATCCTGGCTTGTCGCATATCTGCGTCAGAGGCGTTCCATTCATTAAAAGTTTTATGATGTCCTGTTCTATTTGTAATGTAAGTTCTAATTTCTTTGTCATTTAAATTCTTAAACTGTGGTAAATTTTTATAAGCTTTTATCTTTCCTTCTAAAGTTTTCTGACCATTTGAGAAACCACCATGTATTCGGCAACGATATTTCTTTGTTGTCTTGCAATATATTCCTTTGGCTTTGCAAGGAAGTTTGTTTTGTTTATTAATTGTCTGACAAGGTATTTTGTACTTTGGCTTTCCAGTCATATTTGGATTTAGGATTTCAAATTCTTTGGCAACAAGAAAAAAAGAGAAAAAAGAAATAAACTTTAAAACCGTTCTGATACGGATTTATATAATTACTCAGAAACTTTTATTATACCACTCCAGGATAGATAAACTAGATACTATTTTATAACTTTGTTTATAGGATGATTAATTTTTATATTTTATTTTGAGAATATCAAATTAAGTACAAAATTCTGTTAAGATTGCAATACTTTTTATTATTTTTCTTAATTTTATTTGTTAAAGCACTTAGGACTTTCATATATCTATTCTTGATTGAAACTCTGTTAAATCCAAAATGTCTACCACATTGCGACCAATTAAATCTATTAGCTCTCATCCAAATTATTTGTCTATCAAGCAATGGTTCTTTGGAAATATCCTCCTCAATTGCAAGTAAAGCATCTATCGCAAACTCCCAACGTGTTACTTGCTTCGGTGTAGCTCTAATCTTCATTAAAGCTTTCTCATAATAGGACCAATCACCAAGCTCGTATGAGGTCGTCAATAAATCATACATTGCTGGAGCATTAGGAGGCTTAGGCTTCGATAAAAACCTTTCTGTACGTGCTGCCTCAGATAAAAGGAAAACTAGGTTATTAAGGCTTATAATTTCGTTTTTTAATACTACTTCAATCGTCATAAGCACCATTTTGATAGCTTGAAACATTCTGTCTTAACTTGTTCCAACCCATTCTTGTATAATTCTTTCGAAACTTTATGCTTTCCAAGAAGTATTTATATCTTGGCATTTCAAAGTAAGTGAAATTTTTATGTGTAATTAATGGTTTATAATCAATATTTAATAGAGATAATCTTTCCAGAGCTTCTTTAATCTTTGGCAGCGGAGTTGAAAATTGATCTGCGCAATCCACCATCCGAACAAACGGAGTTAATCTTTTTAGATCATAATTCTTACAGAGATATTCATATAATCTGAAATCAAATGCAGACATATCAAGATCAAATATCTTTGGATCGCTAATATAGAATTGACGCAAATGCTCTCCTTCTGTTGGCTCTTGGATCTTCTTTTAATTTTTTTAGAAATAAATCTTTCTTTGTGCAATTTGGAAAATGCTCTGCTTGTTTATGCTCCAGGAATTGAAGCCATTGATCAGGACTAATCCGTCTTGGCTCAGACGAATATCCACCAGGATAATCAGGAGCTATCTTTTTGACGTAAAAGTGCATCATCATATCTCCAACGCAGCGATACCATAAAATAAATGCTGGAATACCAGCCATTTCAGCTAGTCTTTTAGTGATTTTATGTGGTTTTATTAGCTTTTGGTTGTTAAAAAACACCGTTTCAACAAGGAAAAGTGGTTCTAAACAAGAATTACAGCAAGAAACCTGGTCAATATCCGAAAAATTCAACAAATTATGCTGTTGCCTGTGCCAAATGCTGTATTTACTGAACTTTACATCATTAAAATACACTGATTTTACCATGTTTTTAGCCATTATATTACCGAGATAGATAGTCAAGACGAAAGACGAAAAAAATGATTTATTTTGTACTTTTGTATAAAATCCTATTGCTTTTTGTCTTTTTAATTGTTACTTATCTCTTATTAAAAAAAAAAGGAGAAAAAAAAATGGATGATCTACAAAAAGTTCTTAATAAATATAAAGCTAAGTTTGATGATTTAATAAAAGAAATAGAAAATGATGAGTTAATTAAATCGATGGAAGGAAATGGACTTTGTGGTGTTTTAGAAGCAATGCAAAATGATATAAAAAATCATTTAGAAGAAAATAAAAAAAAACCTAATTAGTCGTTAAATAACATACATGATAAAAAAGTATTTTTATGAAATTTAAAAAAAATGTTCAAGTAAACGATGCTTTAGCAAATCAATTTGATGGAAATCAAAAATCAACAGGAGTCCATGTAAGATATGAAGGTGTAAAAGAGTTTTGGACTAAGAGAGAATATGATTACCAAGATTTAATTATTAATGGAATTGTAGTTCATAGAGAAATTCCAGGTCAAGCACTAAGAACAATACCATTTGCAAGAGTTGATATTTATTATGATAGTCCTGAAGGTATAGGTAGAAAAGGAATTAATGGTGTTGAATTTAAAGTTTATAAAGAAGCTAAAAAATTTTTAGAACCTCAAGAATTACATTTATTAAATGACAAATGGAGAACTGCTAAATATGAAGGTAAATATACATTTCATGATCCAATGTCGAGAATACCAATTTATGATAAAGACATACCAAACTGGATAAAAAAAGCTGATTTAAAAATTATAAAAAAAAAAGAACCTAAAAAATTAGAAAAAAAGATTGCAAAAGCAATTGAAGAAAGTTTTTATGTACCAAAAGAAAAAGTTAAACCAAGTCCATTACAAGATTTATTCTTAACAAAAGATATTGATCCTAAAGATGTTGTTGGTGATGATAATTTATCAACTTTATATAAACATATTAAAGGTGATAGAGAATTATCAAAAGTTCAAGCACAGAAATACGGTAACACTTTAGGTGTTGCACCAGCAACATTAATGTTTGAACCAAAAGCTATAAATGTTTGGAGCAATGTAAAACTTTCAGATAAAATAGAAGCTCCTGATGGTAGTGTAGCTATTCTTCCTGGCGAATGTTATGAAAGAATACGAACAGAAGTAACGGTTTGTCCATCTGAACTTTATAGATTAGATATTAAAGCTATTAGAGTAAATGATCCAGATAGTATTTATGATGGATTTATGGCTTACTATTACGAAACAGATAAAGTTTCTGAAGCTGCTACCAACAAGCTTTGTATGGTAAGAACAAAAGTGAAAGGTAAAACTTTATTAGGTGGTCATTACAAATATTATTTAGGAATTTTTCAAATCTTTGGAACAAAAAAAATGCTTGTAAATGTTGATCCATTATCTGAAAATAGAATTATAGCTGCTGATATTGAACCTGATGTAGTAGCACCTATTGTTTCATTTACCAAACCATACGCATTATTAGCTGATAAAGTTTTATCAAAAAATATTAAACAAGTTCAACAACTTGGACAATTAATTAGAAAAGAAAAGGAAGAAAGAAAAAAAATAAAAGGTGAACTGGCAGAATATTATGATCCAAAATTTCATAAAGAACTTGCTATAGCAAATGCAAAATTTGAAGCAGCAACAGCAGCTATAAAAGCTCAAATAGAAGATTTAAATAATAAAATAGCAGCTCAAAATGCTGAAAAATTAAAATCAAGACTGTTTAATATTCCAGGACTTCTTTCAAACGAAGATGACGATATTATAGTTCCAAATTTTTTAAAGAAAGAAGATAAAAAACGTGCCTAAACACCCAGAAGAACTACTTAAACCAGCTCAAGTGTATGCAGAATATGGTATAAAACCTAGATGTTTGGCTTATATGAGAGAACAGACTAGAGATACTGGTGAATTAATAGGTCCACAATGGATACAACAAGGAAATATCATATTTTATAAAAGAAAATGGATAGATACTTGGCAATTAAATAACACTTTTGTTCCAGCAGTACAAAGTCAACAAACAAACAAAAAAGCACCAAACATACATAAGTTTCAAAAGCCAACGAGTTAATCAAAACTAACTAAACCTACATCGTAAATAAAATTCATAGGAATAAAAGCTATTCCATGAATATAAATACAAAAAAATTAGACGATCCTTTAAATGAAATAACTCTTCCGAGTTTTTCAAAAGCACTAAAAATAAATCATCACTCTTGCACTCAAGCTTCAATGCCTGATGGTCCAATGATATTTCGTTACGGAGTTCTTACTCAAGAACAAAGAAGAATGATACCAGGTAATGCAAATATGGCTTCTGGTGTAGTAGTTGGAGATGCTATTCAATGGCACTACTCTAATAAAATTTGGAAACATAATCCTTTAACAAAAAAACTTGCACCAGTAGATAATGAAAAATTATCTAAAGAAGTTGCAATTCAAAAAGCTGTAGAAAAATTTAATGAGTATCAACCAGTTGATGACAAAGACAGAGATAAGTTTGAACATTATAAAGAAAAAATACCACAAACTATTAGAGAAGGTTTTAAAGCAATTGATAGTCTTGGTATTTCAAAATCAGAATTAGTTGTAGCTGAAGATAGTATCTCAAAACAAGATAAGAGATTAGAGCTTCCAATTGTAGGACGTACTGACCTACATTTCAAAATTCAATCTAAGGATAATAAGGTTTTTAATTCATCAGAGCAATCTGGTGAAGCATCATCTTCTAAAGATGCTCTGTTCCTTTCGAGCCTTGCTGTTCTTGAATTGAAAACTGTCTGGGATAAACCAGGCAAAATTAAAAAAGATGGCAGTCGATCTTTTTCTCATGCTCGGCTGCCTCTCTTTCCTTCTAAAATACATTTGCAGCAAATAAGTTTTTATACGGTTTCATTAGCACGTTTTTCTCCTTGTCCGTATTTGATTTATTTGTCTGCGGAAGGTTACAAGATTTATAATCAAAAAAATTGTGAAGATTTAAAACCTGAAAATATTAAAAATTATTATGAGCAGTTGGTTCAAATATGTGAACGTAGAGAAAGATTGTTTAAAAGATATGCACACTTAAACGATAGAGATAGAATTTTAGAAGAAATAATTGCAGATACAGATCCACAGTTCGAACATCCTTTTTACTGGAACATTGGTCATGAATTTTTAACTCAAGCAAAAGAATTATGGAGCAATATCAAAAGATGATTTCTCCAACACTAATCACTTACACAATCATACTAACAGGAGGTTATTATATATGTCAGCTGATAAATTAGTCTCTACCATTAACGATTTTAAGAAGTCATTAAACGGTCAGACTATAAAAATACACAACAACGATTATGCTACTGTAGCATTACGAATTGGTATCTTGAGAAGAAATTTAGGTACTGCTGCTACAATCAAATCATCAATAATTCATCAAGACGATAAAAAAGTTATCGTTCAATCAGAAGTATTTATTGATAATAAATTAGTAGCAACTGGTCTTGCAGAAGAATTAAGAACTGCATCCAGGATAAACCAATTTTCAGCGTTGGAAAATGCTGAAACTTCTGCGGTTGGTAGAGCTTTAGCAATGCTAGGCTTAACTAATGACAGAATAGCGAGTGCAGAGGAAGTTTCTGGTGCGATTGTTCAACAATCTCAACAGCTAACAGCAGCACTATCCGAGCTTGGTAAGGTCTCCCATCTTGGAAGCTATAAGACTTGGCTAACAACTAATCAAAAACTGATGCAAGAGGTAAAGGTAAAAAATCCTTTAGCTTATGCGGAGTTCTTAGAAAAGTTTAACCAGATCAAAAATAAACTTGAGACTAATGGAGTTATCAATGGATAACCAAGAACAAAAAAAGGAACGCAAATCATTAGGCTTGTTAGTTCCTAATATAAAAAAAGAGAACCCAAAATCTTATGATTTAAAAGGTACTCTGAAATTGCCAGAAGAATTAGGCGGCAAAAACATAAGAGTTGGTTGCTATAAAGCTTTAGCATCTGGAACAGGAAAAATGGCAAAAGATGAACCTTACTATTGGGTTCATAGGTTAGAAGAGTTGGAAGTAAATGATGCTGCAACTGCTTTTGATCCAGCGTCATTGGAGGCTTAATCATGGACACGGATAAGTTTAAATCAATTGCGTTGAACATGGACACTTACCAAAAGCTTAGAGAATTGTCAGATAAGCAGTTTGAAATGCCACAGTCAATGGCAAAGACAGCTTCTTTTTACATTCTACAAGCTCACAAAGACTTTTCAGAAAAGAATAAAAATGGAAAATCAAGAGCAAAAGCTTAAAAAAATCCGTAAAACCAAAGAGTTAGAGTATGGCTCATTCGATGACAATATGAATAGTATTGGTCGAATGTGGTCTGCTCTGCTTGGCTTGAAGGAGCCTATTCCAGGATGGATGGTTTCAAATATGTATGTAGCTGCAAAGCTATACCGAACCAAACATAAATATAAAAAAGATTCTTATTTGGATGCAGAAAATTATTTGTATCAAGCAAAATTAATGCAAGAAAAAGATGCTCACATCTACAGAGACTGGATTGTTGGCTACGATAAATGGAAAAAGAAAAATGGCAGAAATAATTAAATTTCCAACAACTACAGAAAAAGAATATGTCAATGGTACTAAACTTGCCAAAGAACTTGAAAGACAAAAGAAACAAACCGAAGAATTTTTAAACTATAGATTAAATTTTCCAGATTGGAATGATTATAACTTGAGTGAAAGTGATGTTGAAGCTGTAGCTTTATATGGTGAACACATGAAACTTGCACCGCTTGTAGCTACAAGACTAGCTGCAAAACTAGCAACCATACTTTGCAAAATTAAATATGCAGATCCGTTGGATGAAATATTATGACCAGAAAATCAGGAGATATAAATTATCAAAATTATGTAGGCTATCAGGCTTTTTCTTCTGACTGTCCAGTACATCAAATTAACGACACCAATTGGTTTCTGAAATTTGAAAACAAAATTCCAGCATTTTTTATTAATGCTGAGAATATCTATAAACAAATGAAGCCTGAGTGCTTCTATCTAACCGCTGAACGATCTCACTCAATGGATATGTCCAATTGGAAAAAACAATGTGAAGATTATTTCGGCTTAACAATGGAAAAAATAAAATGTCTGACGATCAAAGAAGAAGTAGAAGTAAAAAAACAGTAGAAGATTTAGCTTTTAATGCTGTTGTAGGTAGAAATATAAAATACCTAAGAAGAGCAAGAAAGCTTAATCAAACAAAAGTTGCTAATCATTGCAAGGTGCAATTCCAGCAGCTACAAAAATATGAAAAAGGAATGAATGGCTGTAGTGCTTTTAGATTACACCAATTGGCAAAATTCTTTGGAGTAAGTATGGAAGTGTTGGTAGATCCTCAAATGATTACTAAACATAGAGGTTTTACTGGTCAAGATGATTGGATAGACAAAGAATTAACACCTCAAGATGCTGGTTATCTTAAACCACAAAAAGATATAGGTAGTCTTGAAGAAATTATGGAGGCTGTAAAGTGTCCATAATCAAAGCTAATAGATGTGAAGTAGAAATCCAGGAACAAACAGTAAAAGATGCTGCTTGTAAGTATATGGTGTCTTTATCTTATGAGCCTAATGGCAAGTATTCCAAAGAAATAATTTCTATTGTTTTAAGTGATCTAAAACCGATTGTTAAACAAACAATAGACTTAGGAGATAGAATTGTAGAAAAAAATGTAGCCACACCTACAAAACCTAAAGACATTACAACACCTGAAGAACTATTAGGTTTAGAAAATGGTCATGAGTAACATAATTAAAACAACTCAAGGAGAAGCTCAGTTCAGATTAAAGGAAGAATTTATAACTGAAGATGATGCTATCAAAGGTAAAGAACCTTTAGAAAGCGATGTAGTTATTGATGAGCTGAAGATTGAAAATATTAAATATAAATTAAAGGAGGTGTTAAAAGATGACAGTAGATCAGAAAATCTTGAGACTAGAGAAAAGACATAAAGGTTTAAGTCGTGTAACTGCTGCTATTAATGATCTCTATATATACGGAGTTTATGAAAGTAATTATCCGGCACTTATGACAATACTTAATGAAGCTAAAGATGCCTGTAAAGAAGAGCTTAGAGACACTCATGTTGAAATTGTTTCTACTACTAAAGCTAATCTATTAACCGAAGGTCATGATGCTCAAGTAGATATAGTAGATATACATGAGGAAGAAGATGATATGCCAACATGACATACGTAGGAATGTTCGATGAAGCGAAAGTATTAAAAAATAAGAATAAGAGAATTAAAGAACTTAATAAATCATTATCTATTGCTCTTGAAATTAACGATAAATACCAAAGAGAAAATAAAGATTTAAACGATAAGATTAAAGAAGCTAGAGAAATTAATAAACTTCATCAAGAATTGAATGGAAAATTGAGAGAGGAATTGGAATTAGAAAAAAAAAATCACACCATCACCAGAGAGGATGTGCAGCTGAAAGATTTGGAATTAGGTAAAATGATGGAAAAACTGTCTCGAAAAGACTCCTGAGAGCCACGCAGACTGCAATCTAGCGGTCCGCATGACCATTGATACCTAATTAATTTTACTTATTTCATCCCAACTAATAGGAATTGCAGCACTTAAAGCTTTAACTTCTTGCTCTAATCTTTCTGGAGAATTATCTCTATTTAAGTGATTACCATAAAGACCTTTAGTCAGCTCTATATTTTCATGACCTTGATAGTTCTTAATAAAGTTATCAGTAAGAACTGGATTACCAGCCTGAGCATCACAAAGCGAAGTAGATGAAAAATGTCTAAATGTTCTTGAAGGATTATTGCCAAACTTAGACCATTCAACTTTAATAAGTCTTTTACCACTTCGATTTTTTTCACCAACTAATTTAACCTTTGCCAAACCAAGATTAGCAAAAGAAATATTTAACATATCTCTAATAGTTCTTTCACAAACTGGTACTGGTATTTCTACATAATTTCCTAAACTTGGAAATAAATAAGATGTAGATTGTTTAAATTGTCCGTAGTGTGCTTTTCTCCATATCTTTAATGTCTCTTTTAATAATGGATGAATAGTAAATGTTCTTATAGCAGCTTTAGTTTTACCTTTACCAGTAATAGCACCAACTATAGTTTCTTTAACTGATAACTTACCAATATTTAAATCTATATTATGCCATCTTAAAGCTCTTAACTCTGACATTCTCAAACCGCAGAATACAAAGACAGAAGCTATAGTAAAGTTTCTCCAAGCAATAACTGAATTTACTTTTGGATAAAGAAATTTTAATAACAGCTTTGCTTCTTGAAGAGTTATCATTGGAGTTTTTTTATACTCCATTTCACTAGGATCTTTAGCTTTTAAATTTGTCATTTCTCTAGCTTTAAAATCCTCTAGTGGTCCAATCTGAGATATATATTGTTTCTTCTTTGCATACTTTAATGCAGTTTGAAAAGTTTTAACTACATTATTTGCAGTTATCCAAGTTGCACCAGCGTCATATATTCTTTTAAAGAATACTTCAACGTGAGCTATATTTATTTCATTAAGTAAAATATCTTTATTGAAATATGGATTAATCCACTTATTCCAATGACACATATAATTTTTTACTGAATGATATTTAGCACCTAATGAACCATGACTAGCTTCTTCTATTTTAGCTTCAGCAAACTCTTTATATAGATTAGAAAAAGTCATCTTTGAAGTTAATGCTTTTACATCTATAGCTTGAGCTTGTATTTCGGCTCTTTTTTTATTCGCTAAAGTTTTACTTTCACTTTTGAAAACTATTTTATATTTACCAGCTTCATCTTCTAAAAATAATTTCCAAAACCTAGAACCTTTAGGTTTATGCAGTTTTGTTCGTGGCATTATCATATCCTTTCTTTTTTAGTTTCTGAGGATAGATATGCAAGTACGGAGTTAAAAAAACCTACGTCAAGTTCTAGTGTCAACGATGACACTTTTATTGACACACTTTTGTTTGATGTTGTGATTATGTAGGAGTAGCAAGGATTAATTATCCAAGTAACTATTATAGTTTTTATACCAACGATTGCATATTCTATCATTGGTTTAGAGTAATAATGGTTTAGCAAACCAAAGTAAATAGAAAAAAGATAAGTAAATACGCCAATAATTAAAGATGTGTTAACACAGCATTAACATTTTAAGTTTTATTTAATGAATTGATTTGTTTTTTAGAAAATTTT